GAATATCTTCTCTAATACCCATGATTACCCCCTATAAATCACTTACTTGATTAAGACCAAACCAGACTATCACCGCCAGTAATAGTAACAGTACTTTGGCAATATTCTTCACGCTTGGTTGTTGCACCAATCTTGCTAGGAATACCATTCCAAGTGCATACACCGCCGTCAGGCATAGTAATTACACATACGCATACCGTATTAAACTTTGCCACAAGTGCAGTTTGGGCAGTTTTGGCGTATCTAATAACAAATGTAAAATCACCAACTTCTGTTTCGCCCGGATATGCAACCTTTGCGGCGGTATCGTTGCCATACACGGCGTTGGATACCTTAACCGGAGTTGAAATTAATTCAGGTGTACCCGCACAGTCAACAATTAATGCCTGTACTGTTCCGCCTATAGAAATTGCAATGCCTGAACCTAACATATTTGAACCACTCATATCTTTAATCCCCTTGCTTAATGTTTGTATTTAACTGAATAAACCAATTCACAATCGTATAGCGTTATTTCGTCTGCCTCTGCGTCTATTTCTGAATTGTCATTTAGTTCTGTCTGGTCTACAAGGTATATTTCCTTGTCGCCCCATGTCCCGCTTTGTCCGTCTAATGAAGTTTGTACAGCATTAATCAAACTCATTACAGAGTCATAATCAGTTGACAGGCAGAATATATGTAATTCAATCGTATCCATTCCTGAGAATCCGCCGTATATCTTGCCAACCTCTAATCCTCTTAGCTGATAAATGATTTGTGGAAGATCGTTAGATTTGGAATCATTCGGGAATATACGAGTACCAACTAATGCTGATACATTGGTATCCCCTGAAAGTCTTGTAAATACTGCCTTACCTATCACGCTACTTACCCCCTATTTTTGCTGATACTATCTTTTCAATCTCTGCTAATATTGTTTGCTTGGTTATGTCCGCTGCCTGTTTGCCTCTTTGATCAAATGCCTTGCGGATAAAATCATTGCCCTTATATTCTGGTCTATTATCGCCTTCACGCCTGACAACGCCTTTGGCTAGTCTCTTGCCCCACTTATGCCCCCATAACTCGAAAGGTGCATAGAAGGTAGGACCAGTAAACCACTTTTGCCCAAAACCTGCCCTGACGCTAACGGTATCTCTTGATTTCTTCCCCGCTCGTACCTTCACAGAACGCTTTAACAAACCTTTGTGTTTGTCCCTTGGATCGGTTGAAACTGGCGTAAGGCTTTTGATTGTTGGTGCAAGGTAGTTTGCCCCTGCCCTAAGTCCCTTGCGTAATGCCGATCTGCCTTCATTCTTTGAAAGACGTTCCAGCTTGTCACAGATTTCCGCTACCCCTGAAATCTCGAAACTGTCCCCTGCCATTACCAAACCTCTGTTGCGATAATGTCAAACTGTTTGGGAGTTGGCACAATGCTATTAATGCTCATTGTCTTTTGGCCTACGGGACTAGCCCATAGAATGCGGCAGGATTGCGTTAAGCCTGTAAATGGTCTAATAGTCACTTGGTATTGTTGTTTGCCCTCTGTGGTCAACCCTAAGCGTTTTTCACTACCCCGTTGCGGGGTTATGTCAGCGTAAGCGGTTCCCAGTGTTACCCAACTACGGTTTTGCTGTCCTGAATCAGTTTGGGTAAAGGTTTCGCTTTGAAAGGTAATCAGATATTTAAGTTGCCCACTACGCATTTTGTTCTGTTACTAATCTTGCTTCGTAATTATCAAAATCAATTATTGCCTGTTGTGCCAGTAAGGATCGTGCAACTAACGCCGCTCTTGTCTCTACTAATTCTGTTGCTGGCTGTTCCTGTACTATTTCGCCAGTTGGTATATATGTAATGGTCCTACTGCCGTCAGTGTTTCGTATTACGTTATAATCACCGTCTATCATTATTTCTTTCCTTATGCGTTACGGCAGGGAATTACATAACCAGTACTAATTTTGCCAAGATACCCCATTTGTGGAGTACCCATAAAGCTGGTTAGTGTAAGGGCATTTGTTGAAGTATGTGCCGTTGTGCTAGTCAACATGCTTAAGCTAGTTGTTGGCAAATTGACTCCGCCAGCGGCGTAATAATCAAATGAGGCAGTGTCCAAATTGATTATAGAAAATAGCTCTAGCATGTTTGGTAAACGCCAACCTGTAGTAAACCCGCCATAATTAAGGTTGGTACAGTTAGTAATAGCCGTATTCCATGAAGGTAATCCGGCAGTACCAGTACTCCAATCTGTATCACCGTTCCCATGTCCTGTAAGTAATGGGGTCCAATATGCTGTTTCAGTAGTATTATGGGCGTTACCCGGAGCATTAGCTTGAATACATACAAAACCTAACCCTACAGGTCCGGCAGGAATATATACAACGTCATTTACTGCATAGGTCACTGAACCATTGTAAGAACCACCACGATAGTTAAGTGCCTCATTACCAGAAAACCCAGTAACAACCTTGGCAGGACATTTAGGCCAAACCAAATTAGTATGCTTATCCAATACTAGATTGGCATTACCTTGATACTGAACAAACCTAGGGCTAGTTGTATTTCCCTTTTTTAGGTTGCCGTCTTCCCCAGCGGTAACGTTATTAACGTTGCCCGTTGTTGGCAGTATTGCTTTTCCGTTTGAAATAAAAGGCATTAGAACGTTTCCCCAATTACGGTTACAAGGTCATTAGCAGTACCCTTAACGCTGATTGTAGACAGGTCTATGTTTTCCAGCTTGTGCCACTCGCCAGCAACAATAACGGTATCTACGCCGTTGCTGCCTTTAATGGTCACTGATCCGGCATTGGCAGGACTTGCGGTAATGGTGTAAGTACCAATAAGGCTAGTTGCTGATAATGCCTGATATACAGCGGTTAAAGTGATTGTGTTTAAGTATGATTGATACATTATGTAGTAAATCCCCAATGATTGATTAAATCCTCGAAAGCCTTGGGAACCTGATACAGTTGAACAACTGAATTCATTTCCCTATTCTCGTATCTATCAGCGGTGTAAAGCAAAACCGCCGCTTTTAGGTCCGCTGGTACTGTGGTAAATCCTGCCGTCCAAGTAATCTCTATACTGCCTGTAATGTTTTGACATTGCGGAAAGATAGAAAGGTAAGGCGGTGTGATCCTTGCCGGAACAGAGATATTGTCAAAACAATAACCCGTATAATCTACCCTCTGCCCTTGGCTATTCAGGTAAGTAAAACTTGAAATAGCTTGAACAGGTCCAACAGGCAGGACTATTTCCTTTTGCGGGAAAATATCCAGCGTTGTCTTAAAGGTAGCTGGTACTAATTGCAGGTTACGCCGTCTTAGAATGAAAGATTCCGCTGCCTGAATATACATAGTCAAAAGACTATCTTGGGCAGTATCAGTAATGCGGCAATGCAATTTAGCGTCTGCAACTGATACAGACGTTGTACTAGCGGGTTGTGTAACAATATATCCCATTTGATATTAACCAGTTATTTAACCAGCGGAAACAGTTAGTACACCTGCGTTATTCCACAATGCCCCCGCTACGGCAGGATTGGCAGTTGGAAGATTGGCAATAATTAATTTGCCGCTTGTAACGGTAAGAGTAACGGCATTTGTGGTTGTATTGAAAGAAAGCGTTCCGCCTTCGTCAATTACAAATGTATCCGCCCCCTGTGGTTCATAAACTTTTGCATTATATGTAGACATTTATTTATCCTTTAGTGTGATATTTCAAGGGGCAAACAAGAGGGTCTGCCCCTTGAAATTGATTGTGGAATAGTCCAGATAGGACTAAGGAACCAAATCAGGTTAGGCCATTACGAGATTCTTAGCAGCGTCAGCTTGTAATAGCTTGCCGTCAACACGCTTTACTGCTAACACGGCAGATTGGCCGTTAGCGGCGTAAAGCTGATCAAGAATCTTGAAAGACATTCCCGCTCTATCAGCAATGGTGTAATAGTTTGGGTTGAACAGGCACATAACCTTTGCACTGTGTGCAATGGTTGCAACAGCGGCAGAGGTGTAGACGGTATGTCCGCCCAATGTGTCAGGTTCAGAACCAAATCCGGGAACCCAAAGGTACTGTCCGTCACCGTCTTTCAGCTTACGAATTGCGGCAACTGTTGCGTCATTGGTTGCAATGACGGAACCAGCTCTATAAGGCTGAGTCAAGCTGTACAGGAAGGCTACGATTTCGTCGCCTGTAATCTGTGTCTGACTGGCGGTTGTAACGCCTGTACCAGCGGAAACGAATACACCCTTGGGGGTACTTGTTCCTGCACCTGTCAGAAATGCAGATTGTTCAGCATAACCGAATGCTCTACCTAATGCCTGTCCAAGGTACTGTGCCAAATCAAACTGTGCGTCTTGTGCCAATTCCCATGAATACTTGACTATGTGAGCAAGCTTGTAAGCTGCCAACACTTCACGGCCTAAACCGGGGTCACTGGCGGTTGTAACGCTGCCTGACTCGTCAATCCAACTTGCAGTAGCAATACTGGATTCAACAGGTATGTTGCGGTCACTGGCGGTTGTAATAATGTTGCAAATCTTCCGCATGAAATTGAATTCAAGCATTTTCTGTACAACTGCATTCTCGTATTCCTGTGCAACGATATTTGCACCGTCACCGCTGCCCTTGGCTAATACTCTAGCTTCCTCTGGCGTTACAGCTTGTTTGCCGTATCTAACCAAAGTATCAAATGCCTTGCGGTATTCCTTGGTTGCATTAAATCTAACTTCTTTGTCTTCTGACTTTTCAACCTTTGGAGTTGGAATGTTGCGGATCTCGTCAACCCCTGCCATTCTTTCAAGGTTCTTAACTTGATTGCCGATTGAATCAGCTTCGTTCATTGCCTTATCAAACTTGTTTTGGTCTTCTTGTGACCAGCTACGATTTTCAGCTTGTGCTTTGTCTAATTCCGCTCTTGCGGCGTTAACTATTGCTACTCTTTTTTACTTTAATTCAAAAATATCCATTTGTATAAATCCCCATTAATAAAACTTTGTGTATAATCCCCTTGTGTATTCCCCCGTACTGAAATGGATATATCTTTGGATATGCCAAATAGCCGTGAACTACTGCCCTTGATATCTGCTATCTATGGATAACTGATATTGTCAGGCTTACAACTATTCTGATAAACGCAAACGGTTAGTCAGAAGTTGAAATCTATTCTTACTACGTTCCTTAAATTGCTCCAAAGAACGCTTTGCAACTTGTGTATCTGTTCCCGGATATGCCGGAAAGGTCACTGGCGAAACGTCAAATAAATCTCTGACTCTGGTAATGGTCCTAACAGGATTCCCATTAGTGTCAGTTGTCCAAATGTCGTCTTCGTCAGGTATCAGCGTAAAACCAAAAGAGGAACCTGTAATATCTCCCCTATTAATTGATACCAATAAGTCTTTAGCAAACTGTGTATCAGGGGGAGTAATGGTGTACATTAAACCCTTATCGTCTTGTGACAGGGTTAATGTTCCTGCAACGGTTCTGCCTAGTACATAATTAGGGTCATGATTAAACAACCCTCTGCAATCTAGGTTAGATATATCCGCTAGAACGTCAGTGAATGCCCCCGGAGCAATATATTCTCTAAATCCCCCAAGGTCTTCTGATACGGAATTGAATACAGAAGCATAACCAGTAATTAAGGTTTGGCCTTGCTCATTTGTTATTGCTCTTACTTCCCCGTTAAAATATCTTCGTTCCATGTTTATAGTGTTCCCTATTATTACCCTAGATTTGTAACCCACTCGCCTATTAGCCCAAAGATTTCTTGCGGTGTTGACAGATATTTATCCGCTAACGCTGTAGCGTCTGCCTCTGTCCTGTTGGTTGCCTCTGCAATGGGTCTAATTGCCTCTAGGACGTAAGAACGTTCTGAATTGGGGTCTTTGGCCTTGGAAACCCTACGGTCGATCCTGCCGCAAATATCCCTTACCAGCGGCAACAGGTAACTTTTCTGTTGTGCCTGTGGTTGTGTTTGGGGGGTTGTATCAGGATTGCCGCCGGGGTTGCCCATGTTCAAAGGCAGTTGGATTGTGTTCCCACCGTCAATAGCTGGTAGGTTCTCTTTCTGCCTTACTTCGTTTCTGGTCAAAATGCCCCATTGAATGCCAATTGCGTAGGCCGTATATCGAGAATTGGTATCTCCCCTTAACAATGCGTCTACATTGTGTTCTGCATATATGCGGTTCGCCTTGTCCTGAGTAGACAAAAGCTTGCGTGATATCTCATTTTCCCAACGCTTAATCCAAGGCAAAAGGGTATAGGTAACATAATCAATGCCTTGTGCCTCAATTGACGAATATGAAGACTTGGATAAATCCCCCAACATATGCGGTTTCAGTCTAAGCATTCTACAAACGTCAAGAATGCTAAATGCTCTTGTCTGTAAATATTGGGCATTATCATTAGTCTGTGATATGGCTTGGAATTTTGCCCCACCTTGCAATAGAGCAATCTTGTTACTGTTTGATATTCCACCATAGGTATTATGCCAACCCCTTAATATATTCTTCTTATCGTCTTCTGAAACTATGCCGGGGATTTCTAATGTTCCCCCCGGAACAGCGTTATTATCAAAGACTGTTGCTCCAAATCTTTCCGTAGCTACGCCTAATCCTAATGTATCCTTAAATAGGTCTACAGGATTAACGCCAAATATGCCGTCAGTAGACAATCCTTTTAAGTGGAATATGTCATAAGCTGGAAACTTCTTAGGTTCCTGTCCCTCTTCCATTTCAATGGAATAGACAAGGATTGATTGCCCTTGGAATTTCTCTAGGCTTGCCCCTTTTACCGCCTCTGGCGATACAGGCCAAAGGGCAATAGGGTTTAACTGGCTATCCCGCTCTATCACTGCATAAGCGTTGCCGTAGTGAGTAGCACAATACTGCATGAAGTGTCTAAACTCAAATGCGGATTGATAACTGTTAGCGGATCGGTTGAACAATGCAGAAGTTGGTATATATGCTCTTGCCCTGTCCCCCTTGTTATCGTCTTTGTAAAAAGGCAATGGCAACATTGCTATTGAGTCAGCTATTAAACTAACTCCAGCGTACCAAGGATTGTAGGATAATGCGGTATCAGGCGTAATATTTATTCCGGTTGCTGATACATTGTCCGTACCGTCAATAATCTTCTTTAATTCGTCTGCTATATCTCGTTTATATGCTTTGGTATTTAATACTCTTCCCCAAAATCCCATTTAATCCCCTTATATAAAACTAACGTAATTTATCTTTGGCTTTTCCTCTGGTCTAACCATATATCGCCCCAATGCCATACATGCGGATACGATACTATCAACCCGATTAACCCTGTGTGATTTCTCTATCAGGCATTGTCCCCCTTTATTAAACCAAAGGGTTGCATTGTTCGCTTGCCAAGTCAGTAGATCATTGCCCCCATGCCGCAACTTATGAGACTTAACCAGCGTTTCAAACTCTTTGATAGGTTCTGACATTTGGGCAGGACTACAGGCAAACTCTATCATTGGGCATTTTGCACCGTCTATAACGCCGTATTCCCTGAATAAACCAAGTAACCAAGTGGATAATGCCCTGTCATATGCAACTTCTGTAACGTTATATTCATTGCATAACTCAATAATCCGCTTACAAACATAGTTATGGTCAATGACGTTCCCCGGCGTGAAGTGAATTAGCCCCTGATCCGCCCATGTTTGATAAGGAACACGGTCTTTGTTTTCCTTTTCAATCGCACAATCCCTAGGTATCCATGCCTCTGTAAGTATGTCTACTGTGCCGTCTTCTAGCGGGAATATGAGGGTTGCCGCTGTTAAGTCAGAACGTTTTGAAAGGTCCAAACCTAGCCAACATTTGGTTTTGTTCTCAATGTGGTATTGCTTAATTTCCTCTAGCGTCAACTCGCCTTTACAGGCTAGCCAATCCTCTGGCATTAACCAAGTTTCAAGGGTTGCTGTCCAAATGTTCAGACGATACCGCTTAAACTTGTTCATGTCCCTTGGGCTACTCTTAGCCTTATTGAAATCCTCTTTGAAGCTATCAAAGCTAACAGTATGTCCCAAACTGGGATTGGCCTTTTGCCATACGGCAGGGTCTTCCCAATCGTCTGTTTCATTTGCCGCAAAAATGACAGGTAAATAGTAAAGGTCTTGCGTTCCCTCTAATACTGACTTGGCATATTCATGCTCTAGCCAACCTATTTGTTCCGGGTTGTATACGCCAGCGGTTGTAATGGCTATCTGTAAGGGTTGCCGTCTTGCCGCTGTTGCGTAACTGAGGGTATCCCACATACGCCTTGATTTATAGCTATGCAATTCGTCCCATATAATGCAATGGGCGTTCATGCCTTCCTTGCTTTCTACGTCCGCTGATAATGCCTCAATGAATGAGTTGGTTTTATGGTAGGCAATATGTTTTGTTGTAGGAACACATTTAAGTTTGGCAGATAATCCCTTGCATGATTTAGTCATTGCAAGGCATTCATTAAAGACAATACCTGCCTGTTTCTTATCGTTTGCTGCTAAGTAAACCTCTGCCCCTTGTTCCCGATCCGCAACCAACATGTAAAGAGCAATTCCAGACGCTAGAGTAGACTTGCCGTTTTTCTTTGGGATTTCAATGTATGCCCTACGATATCGTCTTGTTCCGTCTGGTCTTTTCCAACCAAACAACGTTGCCAGTAACTTGGATTGCCAAGGCAACAACGGAAAGGGTTGTCCTGCCCATTCCCCCTTGGAAGTGGAAAGAAACTTGCGGAAAAACTGTATTGCCCTTTGTGCCTCTGCTACGTCAAAGTAACAACCTTGCTTAATCGCTTCGCCGTCTGTTGGCAAAGCAAAGATTTCTAATCCCCCTGTATCCATTACTCATTTAAGAACGAATCTAAATCGTCTTTAACCTCTGGTTTAATGCTGATTTTTTCTCTTGCTTGTGGAGTCATGCCAAACTGTTTACAAAGGTCAATCACGTTATCCTCTGCCTTGCGTTTGACTGATAGCCAAGCGTTTTGAAGCTGCCCCCCGTTTGGTCCCGTTACGATTTCGCCCCCTGTTGCGTCTATCTGATCCTGTGCCTTGCGAGACAAGACCATGTTTTCCGCAAGCGTAGCAAGGGCTACAGCGTCAATCTCGCCAGCAATGCCCGATTGCCCCAATTGGGCTACAAGGTTGCTAAAAACCCCCTTAGCGGCCTTGGAAAGGTACTCTGGCGGTTGCGGTTGCCCTGTTGCAACTGGATTGCTCTTTGGCTTACGCTTTCCGGGGTTGCCTGTAATGTCCTGATTGCTGTTCATATTCGTTTTCTAACCTGATACATTCCTTCTCAACTCTTACCTTTGAGTCATGGCATTTAACGGTACAGACATAGCCATAGCCGAAACACAATTGCTCATATGTCATTTCCTTACCGCAAAAGTCACAAATGGGTATTTGTTCAGTCATTTACTAATAATGGGCAAGGTAGGAATCAAACCTACGGTGTTAACTCAATTGAGATCGGATTTACAATCCGATACAGTCGCCTCTGTGTCACTTACCCTCTTTTAATACCGCTGATAGGACTTGAACCTACACTAAACCGCTTCTAAGGCGGTTGCCTCTGCCTTTGGGCTACAACGGCGAATACTCCCCCATGCCAAAACTTGCGGTGAAAAGCGGAACAGACAGACGGCGATTAGGCAGGCTTGCCCTTTGAAACTTTTTTACCCCCTACCCCTGTCATTGGGCAGATTTGGCCTATATCTTTACCTCTATCTAAAGTTGTTTGTATTACTGCGTATCTTCATTACTTTAATAAGCAAGGCATTAAGCCTTATCAATTCTCGTAATGTCTTACGCTGTACCTTGATTACCTTTGCATTATCACTTCGTATCTCAATCATTGACTTTACCTTTATTAAACAAACTCTTATTCAAGTCGGCGAATACAGGCTTAGGTGTAATCGTTACCGTAACTGTCCCGTCGCCGTTGTCTTTGTATTTAATCAAAGGTTTCTCAATTAGTATTACTCTATCCCAATCCCAATCCATTACTTTACCCTCTATTAAAGTTGTTAGTATTACTGTGTGTTCTGGAGTGACAACTTGCACAAAGACTCTGTAAGTTGTTCCATTGCAATTCTAAGTCTGGTCTAACTGTCCGCTCTATCTTATGGTGTACATGTTCTGTTGCTGATACCTGCCCTTTAAGTTGGCATAGTTCACATAATGGATTGTCTGTCCTGTATGCCTTCTTTAGTCTTATCCATGCCTGACTCGTATAGAAGTTATCACGGTTTGCCTGTTGATATAACTTATCACGTTCTTTCTTCTGAGTCTGATAATGGGTTGTTGGCTTATTCGGCATTGTCTTCCTTTGCCGAAAACTTATCCATATCTGTAGGATCAAGGTATATCAGCTTTGGCCTATGCACCTTTGCCTTAGTCAACTCTATCCCTGCCTCTTGTAAGTGTCTTGTACCCCGTCTAATCAGCTTATAGACACTGTTCCTACTGATACCCATTATCTCTGCTATTTCAGTAACACAGACGTTATCGTAATAATAAAGGGATAAGGCTTGAACCTGCCGCTTAGATATTACTGCTAATATGTCCGCTTGCGTTGCCCCCGCTGCCTTATCCACTATCCCCTTTATTCCCCCTGAATCACTCTTTAACATACTTCCCCCTATATTACCCTCATTTTTGTAACCCTAGTTAAGCTTGTATTCCTTCACATATAACCCCGCTGCCTTCAATTCCTCCCACT